GTAAGACTGCACAAAAAATTAAATGGGGTTCAGCTTAATGAATGATTTATATAGAGTAGTTCATTTATACAGACAGTTTCCTAAATTTGACAAATACACTTATGCAGATTTAGTTAAGATAATAACTCCATCTTTAAATTTAGATCAATACCAAATTCATAAAGTAGGTAATGAAGATATTGGATTTACTAATTGGGCTTATTTAAGCGACACAGTTGAACAAAGATTTAAACTTACTGGCAAATTAAAACCAAACGAATGGAATTGTGGTAACAATATTTGGCATATTGAAACAGTTGCTAAAAGCCATTTAAGAGAAATTATGAAGTGGACTAAAGAATATTTTAGAGGAAAGCTAGATGTAAACCAATCTATTAAATGGTTAAGGATTAAAGATCATAATATTTATAGAAGATCAGAAAAATATAAAAGAGAGTTTCATATACACTTATGATAAATTATTTTGATTCAATATCTGAAATAGCAAATAGGATTTTTAATAATCTTATTAATGGAACTAATATTGAACTTAACATTTCTGGCTTTGACCCAATAACTGCTGCGATTATTCAATTCGTTATAGTAACAGCTATAAGTTATATAATTGCACCCAAACCTAAAGCACCAAGATTTAACGCATCAGATGAGATTAAAGGAACAACAGTAAGTAAAGATTCTAATAACAATCCTATTCCAGTTGTCTACGGAAAAAGACAAGTAGGATTAACTAGAGTATTTGTTGAAAGTTCTGGTGCTGATAATCAATATCTTTATGTAGCTGGAGTATTGTGCGAGGGTGGTGGTTCAGGCATAACTGCAATAGATGAAGTTTATGTAGATGATAAATTAGTAACCTTTGATGGTGCATTAACTGATGGAACATTAAGAGGAGTAAGCAGTTCAGATACTAACTATTATAAAGGTGGAGAATCTTTAATATCTATTCAAGGATTTTTTGGATTAGATAATCAATCAGCTTCTTCTTTACTTGACGAAACAACTAACTGGACATCAAATCATAAACTATCTGGTCTTGCTTATGTTGCTTTAAGGTTTAAATGGAATCAAGATGCTTACAACGGATTACCTGAAGTTAGAGTAACAGTTAGAGGTAAAAAAATATACGACCCAAGATTAGACACAACTAAAGGTGGTTCTGGTTCACATAGACAAGATGACCCAACAACTTGGGCTTATTCTGCAAACTCATCATTAGTTCTTTTAGATTATTTAAGAAATAGCAGATATGGAAAAGGATTACCTAATGATGCCTTTGAAACTAATTACGAAACATTTAAAACTAGTGCCAACACTTGCGACACACAAGTAACTCCATACTCAGGTGCAAGTACAATTAACTTATTTGAAACAAACGCAGTATTAGATACTGAAAAGAAACTAATAGAAAATGTAAGAGAACTCTTAATTCCTATGAGAGCAATCTTTAATTATACACAAGGTAAATACAAGATTATTATTGAAGGTTCAGGTGCATCACAATTATTATTAACTAAAGATAATGTTGTAAGCGAAGTTAAAATACAAGGTGAAAGTAAATCTGAAAAATACAATAGGGTTATAGGAACATATACTAACCCAGAAAAAGATTATCAATCAGATACAGTTTCATATCCACCATTTGATGATGCACACTTAGCATTAGCAGATAGACACGCAACTATGCTTACTGAAGATAATGAAACTTTATTAGAGAGAAGTTTTGATATGATACAAGTTACTTCTCCTTATCAAGCTGAAGAAATTTGCGAGAACATATTAAAAAGATCAAGAAACAATATAAAAGCTGAAGTTACTGCAACTGCTGAAGCACTTAACTTATCTATTGGAGATATAGTAACAGCAACTTATGACACAGCAGGTTTTAGTGCAAAACCATTTAGAGTTATGTCATTATCTATTAATGCAGACAGCACAGTTAATTTAGGATTAGAGGAACATCAAGACGAGTTTTATGACTACGAAAATAAATTAGAAGCACCTGCTATTGCTGATACTGTATTACCTAATCCATTTTCTGTTACTGCACCAGTTTCAGTAACATTATCAGATCAACTAATTGAATATAGTGATGGAGTAGTTATTACTGCTCTTGATGTAACAATCGGTGCATCAACAGATAGCTTTGTAGATTACTACCAAGTTGAATATAAACTAAGCACAGCGACTGATTACATTATTCATGGTCAAGGAAAAGGATTAACACAAAGAATACTAAACGTAGTAGATGGTTCTCTTTATAATGTTAGAGTTAGAGCATTTAATACATTAGGAGTTTCTTCTACATACACATCTGCATCAAGAACTATTGTTGGTGGAATAGCACCACCTTCTGATGTAACAGATTTTTCATGTAACATTATTGGTGGAGATGCACATTTATCTTGGCAACAAATTACAGACTTAGATTTAGCTTATTATCAAATAAGATTTTCTACATTAACAAGTGGTGCTTCTTGGGGTAATTCAGTTTCTTTAGTTGAAAAGGTAGCAAGACCAGCTACCTCAATTACAGTTCCAGCAAGAGTAGGTTCATATCTTATTAAAGCAGTAGATAAAAATGGTAACTTTTCTTCTAACGAAACAGTTATTGCAACAAACGTATTAGCAATAGGAAACTACAATGCTGTTGCAAGTCAAACTGAATCACCAACATTCTCAGGAACTAAAACTAATGTAATAGTTTCTGATGGTACGTTAAGATTAGATTCATCAGAATTATTTGATTCTGCGATAGGCAATTTTGATTCAGGAACTTCATTCTTTGATTCTGGTGTAACTGCTTTTGATTTATATTCTGAAGGAACTTATTTATTCTCAACTCCAATAGATATAGGTGCAGTTTATACGTCAAGAGTAACTGCTTCCATTACACAAACATCAGATAACTTAGATGACTTGTTTGATGCAAGAACTGGAGATTTTGATGACGCACAATCTAACTTTGACGGAGATACTCCTGCAAATTCTAATGCTCATATTGAGATTGCCTTATCTAATGACAATATAACTTATACTTCTTTTAGAAACTTTGTAGTTGGAGATTACACAGCTAGATATTATAAATTTAGATTAACATTAAGATCTTTTGATTTATCATCTACTCCAGTTATTAGTGCTTTGTCAGTAAGTATAGATATGCCTGATAGAATATTTAGTGGTAATGATATTGTTTCAGGAACAGGAACTTACAATGTTGTATTTACTTTACCTTTTTATTCAAATTCTTATGCAGTTGGAATCACAGCACAAGGTATGAACACAGGAGATTTCTTTACAATTTCAAATAAAACTGTTAATGGTTTTGATGTTGCCTTTAAAAATAGTAGCAACGCAGGAGTTACCAAGACTTTTGATTATTTAAGTAAAGGATATTAGATAGAATATGGCACAACATAGTGATTATAATATAGCGAATCAGGGTTTCCCTGCATTTAGAACAGATTTAAACAACGTACTATCGGCAATCAACACATTAAACTCAGGAACATCAAGACCAGCTTCAGCAGTAGCAAATTCTCTTTGGTTAGATACAACAACTGCAACAGCACCTACTTTAAAATATTATGATGGTGCTGATGACATATCTTTAGCAACTATTGACCATGTAGGTAACACAGTAAATTGGTTGGATTCAACAGTATCAATAACTGGTCTATTAACTACTGCAACAGGAACAGTTTTAACACTTACAGATTCTTCAATTAATTCTACACAAGACATCAGATTACCAACTGCTAAAGCAATCGCAGATGATTCAGGAAATGAATATCTTAAATTTGTTAAGACAGCATCAGCAGTAAATGAAATATCAATTACAAATTCTGCAACTGGAAACTCACCAGATTTATCAGTAACTGGTGGAGATACAAATATTGGATTAAGCATAACTACTAAAGGTACTGGATTAATTAAATTTAATGATAGTGCTTATTTCCCAGAAGCTACACTTACAGATGGTGCGACTATCACTTGGGATTCATCAGTAGCACAAGTAGCTAAAGTAACTCTTGGTGGAAATAGAACTTTATCTGCACCGACTAATGGTGCTACTGGACAATTTATTTCATTACTTGTTATTCAAGATGGTACAGGTTCAAGAACATTAACTTGGAACTCAGCTTATGAATTTGCTTCTGACACAGCA